TCATTCTCCTTCACTTTTCAGATGCTTAGGCTGATCTCCATCAGCCGGTGAGGTGGGCTGTCCGGTGCTATTCCGGGACAGCCCGAAACTGCCCATGCCCGCGCGGAGGTCGTCGTCGAGCATGTGCGCGTAGCGCACGGTGGACGCGATGTCGGAGTGGCCGAGCATCCGCTGGACGAGCTTGAGATCGCGCGTGGCGCGGAGGGCGCGGCTCGCGGTGTCGTGGCGCGTGTCGTGGAAACGGAAGTCCTCGACCCCCGCGACCGTCCTGGCGGTCTCATGGATGCGGCGGATCGAGTTGTAGACGATCGGCGCCCGCATGCCGGCCTTCGGGCCACGCTGGATGATGTAGGTGAACACGTAGGGCAGCGGGCTCTTCTTCATCTCTTCGACGAAGACGGCGCGGAGCGCGGGCGTGAACGGAATGAAGTGCTCGCGGGGCTCCTCGCCGCGCTTGCGCTTCAGGAGGATCGTGAAGCCCTCCCGATCGAGGTCCACCGCCGACTTCTTCAGCCCGCACAACGCGGCCTTGCGGGCGCCGCAGAGCATGTAGACCGCCAGGATGGGCTTGTAGTCGTCACGGATGGCGGCGAGGTACGCCTCGCGTTCCCGGTCGCTCAGGATGCGCTCGCGCTTCTTCTCGGCGAGGAGCATGTCGCGCCAGGGGAGATCGATCTCGACAGGGATTTTCCAATGGATCTTCGCGCGCCTCAGCAGGCGTCGCGCCAGTTGGGTGATCTGCCGGTTGACGGTCGCGTTGGAGACGAGCCCCTTCTCGACCGGCCCCTCCTTGGTCTGGATGACGACGCGCTCTGCGGAGCGCCTGCGGGCGGCGTCGGCGATCATCTCGCCCGTCACGCTGGTGAGCTGGCGCCCGCCGCCGATTAGGCGGCAGAGGTGCACCAGCCCGGCGCCGGTGTCGTCCGCGCTCGGCTGGTGCTTGATCTCGTCCAGATAGCGGAAGGCGGCTTCGTCCAGAGTGAGGTGGTGGATCAGCTTCCCGGTCGCTGCTTGCTCGCGGAGCTTTTGTTCGACCCTCTGTGCTGCTGAACGAGTTTTTTGGCCGCTGCTGCCGTGAAAGCGATGACTTTCCCCGGTCGGCGTTTTGACGGTGAAGTCGTAGTGGAAGAAGTCCGACTTGAACGAGCCGTCGGGGCGCTTCGGTCGGTAGACGGACATGGATCGGCCCTCACAAACTCTTCGATGTCTTCGCGAGCGTAGCCCCGCCAGGAGGTGCCGCGGAGCCGGTAGCGAATACGGCCGGCGTCGCCATGGGCCCTCAAGGTCTTGTCGCTCATCTTCAGCACCGCCGCGGCGGCGGGGTGCGAGATGATCCAGTCCGACGCGAACAGTTCGTCGAGACGGGCGGAGAGAGCGGCAGGGACCAGGCCCATGAGCGGTCAGCCCTCGCGCTGCTTCTTCACGCGCTCCAGTTCGGAGCGGGTGACGTACCAGTTGGCGGGACGGCCGGCGGCCTTGGTCTCGACCTTGATCTCGCCGCGGGCGCGCATCCGGCTCACCGTTTTTTCGCTCACAGCGAGCAGGCCCGCGATGCGGCCACGGCCGCGGATGACGCCGGGGGCGGTCATCACGTGTTCGCAGCCTGGCGGAGCTGGGTCATGAGGGCCGAGACCTCATCGGGGGCGCTCTTCAACCAAAGGTTCATCGCGATGCGGCCGACCATCACTCCGATGGGGACGATTACCGAGGTGTCGCCATCAGCCTCATCGATTTTGCCGTCGGTGATCAGATGATTGTTGATGTGTCCATCATGATCGTAGGTGAATCGAATGATTGCGCTATGATGATGCTCGCCACCAAGGATGTGTTCGCGCGTCCACTCCGCATACAAGTGGACTAAATCTTTCATGCCTTCCGATTTATCAGGCGAAAATACGTTAAATCGTGCAAAGCGATCCTGAAGAAGATTGTAGACAAGGTGGTATCCCGTGTATGTCACGTTGCTCCGCACATCTCCGGCGGGAGTTCGCAGCGCGAGTGCCTGCCCTCGCGAAACCCTTGTTTTCAGTGTGTTGGGCTTGATCGCGAGGAGTGTCGCAGCCTCGGCGCCGCTGGCGGCAGCCTTGTGCCAGTGATCGGCTAGCCATTTCAAAGAGGGAGAGAAGAGAGGGTCGACCATCGTGGGCTCCATAAGCTGAGCCTACAATTGGTTTCAATGAACCTTTATGTCAAGTCGCTGAGCCTACACGTGGAGGCGTGCCAACTTCCACCCCCGCCGCCCGCGCGTAGACGAGCGAGCGACGGATGAGGTAGCGCGCCGCGGCGAGGTGGAGGCGGGCGAGCAGGAGGCGGGCGATGGTCATGACGCCGTCTCCGTCACCAAGTCTTTCAAGACCAGGAGGGCGAGCCGCATATCCGTGGTGGGCTGCCGATCGACGAATTCAGCAAGGTCACCGTCATAGATGTTGAGCACCGCGAGCGCCCTGATCACTGCGTTTTCCCGCGTGATCGGCAGGGCTTCGATCTCATCGTAGGCGGCGCGCTCGGCGAGGGCGAGGCGGTCCCATTCCTCCTCGCTGGCGTGGCCGCTCCTGGCGTTGAGCGATGCGGACCATGCCGCCAGGCGCTCCAGTTCAGCGCGCAGTCGCGAGTGTCGATCCGCCGGCGCGGAAGCAAGGGCAGCGCTACCGGCAAGCGGAGACGCCGCCGCGATCGAAAGGAAGCCGCGCCGGTTCATGCCCAGGCCTCCGCGCTGGTGTTGATGGTCCGCTCCACCGTCACGCCGCAAAAGCTGGGCTCGTAATCGCCGTTGCGCTCGCCGGGGTCGTCCTCCTCCGCGTCATCCTCGCGCGCGCCGCCATTGAAGGTGAAGCCGCGTCCGGCGGTCTCGCACGATGTGGTCTCGCCCTCGTCGTCCACCGCGCCCCCGTCCTCATCCACGGCCTCTGCGAAGTCCTCCATGTCCGGGTCCCCGTCCGCCTCGTCGAGCCGGGCGATCAGCATCGCGATCAGGCGCTCCATGTCCTCCCGCGCGCGGGCGTATTCGGCCGCCTCGATCTGGGCGCGCTCGCGGAGAGCGTCTAGCGCTACACGGTGCCGGCGCAGGGCCGCGCAGGCGAGCGCGACACGGCCGAAGGCGGCGGGATGTTCGATATGGGCCGTGGCGGTAGACATGGCTCCGCCGTTGGCCGGCACGGGGTGGTGCGGCATGGTTCATTGCTCCGAAGTGACTTGCCTGATACAATTAGAACAATGGCTCACTGTTCTAATTAGGTCAATAGGCTTGGCTCGCCCCGAACAACTCCGTGCCGCGCGCGCGCTCCTCGGACTATCTCAACCCGAGGTGGCCGAAAGAGCGAACGTGTCTTCTATGACGGTGAAGCGTGCCGAAGGTTCTGGAAAACCTCCCGCATCTGCCGAGGCTATGGCCGCCATCCGCGCTGCCCTCGAAGCCGCCGGCGTGATCTTCGTGGATGAGAACGGAGAGGGGCCTGGGGTGCGGCTGAGGAAGGGGAAATGACATGTTCGACACGCTGTCGAAGATCGCTGAACTAGAAAAATCTCTTCGTGCGGATGCCAATATCGAAGATGCAAAGAAGTGGTGGTCACTGGTAGAATCAATTAATTACAGCCTAGACTTCGACAGCAGGCAGTCGAAGGACGAAAGGCGACTGATGGAGCAGTTGCGTGGTTCGGTATCAAGCGCCATCCGACAGATCCGTGAACAGTGGCCATCGCCAAACGTGTCTTCAGTGCTGGTTGCGTCCGGCGCGCTGAAGGCCAGCATTGAGCGCCGCACTACCGGGATAGATGGCTGGCCGATGCGGAAATAGACGGTCGCGGGACGGGATTGAGGACGATTAGATGAGTGGATATTATGTACTTCATTTGGCAAGTGTTGGGATGGACGGGAAGATATCTCCATTGCCGGATATGAAGTTTGTTACAAAATCAGATGCTCTATCTTACCTGAAGAATTTAGTGAGATTTAGTTCAGCGACAGTATTCATTGAGAATGAAGGAGTGTTTCAAGTTAATCAGGGAGGGGGTGATATCACTCGATACTCATTTGGGTGGGGGGAGCGCGAGAGCGTATATGCCGAGGAATGGGGCATTGAGCTGGCGGGCGCCGAGGTGCGGGACGCGCTTTCTCCGTCCGACAGGTCGGCAGGGTAGCCCATGGATCGGCTTGAGTACCAGCGGCAGCAAACCGAACATAGCTCAGCGACACGTGATGTCGTCTTTAATTTCATCGAAGGCGTCGGTATACTTGCCCTTCTTCTCTTTATGCACAAGAAAACAGGAAGCTATATCCCTCTTGTTTTTTATGGCATTGGCTTTGCGTTCCTCGCGCAATACACACTAAACAATATTCTTTATCTAATATATTTGGCTCTTGAGCGCATTTTCAACAGTCGCGGTCATGGAAAGATACACACCATTGTATATTGGTTTTTATTCTGTGTGCTATCCATTTCCCTAAACAACATAATCGACAGGTTTGTTGATGTGATGATCAGGCAGTTCGACTGACGCCCTCACCTCCGCGTGACGGTCTTCTGCACGCCGTAGCCCGAGCGAAGGATGCGCTGCATCCGGCCGCCCGGCTTGTTCGTGGCGTTCGCCATCCAGTCCTCGAACTCCAACTCCACGCGGCGCGTCCCGTTCGGCCCTTCGCTCTCCTCCTGGCGCGCGACGGCCGGGGCGTTCGCCACGTGGATTTCGGTCTTCGGCGGCGTGACGTTCACCACCGGCCGCAGCGCGGCGCTGGCGGCGCCGACGTTCGGCTTGCCGATGGAGGGCGGGGCTGGGGCCATGAGCTGCGCGGTCCTCGCCGCCGGGATCACCGTCCCCGAGCCCTTCACCAGCTCCGGGCCTTCCTCGCCGACCAGATGCAGCTTGCCCGCCTCCAGCCGGCCGCCCTTGGCCCGCGGCGCGCCGAACATACTGGCGAGGAACGTCGAGAAGATGCCCCCGCCCGAGCCGCCGGCCGCGCCCTGCTGCCCGAACAGCCCGGAGAAAATCTGATCCACCACCATGTCCATCAGCCGGTCGATGATGCGATCCAGCGCGTTCGAGAGCGCGTCGGCGGCGGATACGCCCTGGCGAAGGTCGCGCAGGAAGCCCTTCGTGGCCTCCTTGCCCATGTCGGCGAACTGCTGCCGGGCGTCCTTCAACTGCTCCGCTGATTCCGCCGCGCCTTCCTGCGCCGCCTTGAGGCGGTACAGCTCCGCGACCTTGGCGGCGATGGCCTGCCCCTCGCGGGTGTGGATGTCCACGCCGGCCGCGGACAGCTCCTGAAGGATGCGCTGCTGCTGCTCGGTCTGGCCCACCTGCGCCGTCTCCAGCGCCAGGGCGTCCATTACGCGCTTGACGGCGGCGGCCTGCTTGTCGGCCTCCGTCGTCACCTTGGCGCGGGCCGTGGACTGGCGCTCCAGGCCCGAGGTGTCCGGGTCGCCGTCCTTCGGCTGCCCGCGCTGCCCCTCGGGCTCGACGTGCCATGGCTCGTTCCCCATCGGGAAGGTGACGCCGAACCGATTGGCATTGGCGTGCGCCCACGTCCGGGCCGCGTCGGAGCCGTAGCCCAGATCGGCCGCCGTGCCCTTGTTGTGGAAGCTCCGGCCCGGAGGAGCCACCCACTTCCGGGCCGCGTCCTCGCTGCCGTACTTCTTGACGGCCGCCGCCCAAAGCTCCTGCTGCCGCTCCACGCTGCGGAAGCCCGAGGTGATCTTGATGTCGTGGCCCGCCTCCTTGGCCGCCTCGATCAGCTTCGCCAGCGAGCCCCGGAATTCGGTTTGCAGGCCGGCGAGCTTCGGATCGACGAAGCGCTCGGGCAGGTGCTCCGCCCGGTTCGGCACGTTGGCGCGGGCGGTGGTCCCGGCCGCGTTCATGGCGTCGCGCAGCGCGTTCACGGCCTTCGGGTCCAGCGCCCCGGCCGGTGTCGCCGCGCCGCTGCGGTCGATCAGCTTCGCGCCGTAATACCCGGCCTCAAGCTCGCTCCCCATGATCTTGTTCAGGATCGCGAAGAACTTCGAGTTGCCGAGCGCCGCGAGGAAGCCCTCGACGTTCGTGGCCCAGGACGCCAGCGTGGTGGCGACGCCGACCACGGCGGACTTGATGTTGTTCGAGATGGTGTCGGCGATCTTCTGGAACTGCTTGTCCAGCTCCGCGCCTTTCTCAATGACGTCCTTGTCCAGCACGAGCCCAAGACGCTTGGCCTCGTCCATGTTGCGCCGGATGCCGGCTTCGCCCTGCTCGAGGAAGCGCACGAACTGCTCGCCGCCGGTCCCGCCGAAAATCTCGTCGGCGATGCGGATGCCGGCCGCCGTGTTATTCAGCGCCTTGATGCGGCCGATGATCTCGACGAAGAGCGCCGCCGGATCGCGCAGCTTCGCCTTCAGCTCGTCGGCGCCGTAGCCGAGGCGGGCGAAAGCCTCCGCGCCCGAGCCCTTGCCGGTGACGATGAACTCGTCAGCCCGGAGCTGCAGCTCCTTCAGGCCGTCCGTGAGGGCGTCCAGCGACACGTTGTTCTGGCGCGCCGCGTAGCCCAGCGCCTGAAACGCCTCCACGCCGACGCCCGCCTTGGCCGCCTCCGCCTTCAGATCCGACATGGCCCGCGTGGCGCTGCGGATCTCCGAGACGATGCCCTGCACCCCGCCCGCCGCGAAGCCCCCGAGGAAGCCCGTGGCGAAGCTGCCGGCCAAGCCCTTGAGCGCGCCTTGCGCCCGGGTCGCGGCGCTGCTGACCGTCGTCTCCAGCCGGTTCGCCATCTGCTGCCCGCGCTTCTCGATCGCGCCGAACTCCCGCCGGGCCGTGCCGTTGGCCTTGGCGAGGTCCTTCTCGAACTTGTTCACCCGCGCTTCGAGCGTCGCGATCAGCCGCGCCCCGTTGTCCGCCGCCATGTCTCAGCCCTCCGTCACCAGATTTCGATGCCCTCGGGACGCGCGTCGGCGTCCGCGTAGATGAAGCCGCCCATGTTCCCGGTCGCGGCCCGGCTCACCGCCATGGCGCCCGCCACCGCGCCGTCGATCGACAGCCAGCGGGTCGGCTTGGACAGCCGCACCTTGTGGCCGTGGGCGTTGGTCTCGACCTCGGTGTTTTCGAAGGTCCAGCGCAGGACCGGATGCGCGCCATGGCGGAAGCGGCGGCCGATGATCGCCCGCTCCAGCTCCGCAATCGCCGGCATCATGGACAACGCGCCCTGCCGGTGCTCGACCACGGGAAGGCCCTCGTCCCCGAGCGTCGCCAGCGACTGCCGCGCGAGCGCCGGGTCGAAGGCGACTTCCTGCACGTTGTAGGTGGCGCAGAGGTCGCGGATGCGGTCCTCGACCGCGCGCACGTCGATCACGTCGCCGGGCGTGGCGGTGATCTGGCCCTCCGCCGCCCACCGCACATAGGGCGCGCCGCTCAGGTCCTGGCGCTGCTGGAGATTGCCGGTCGGGCAGAAGAAGAAGGGCGCGATCTCGAAGCCGGCCTCGGTCGCGAACGCCGCCACCACCACCGTCAGGTCGATGGACGAGGACAGGTCCACGCCAAGCCAGCAGGGCGTGCGCTCCTCCGCATGGGCGTCGAGGTCCACCTCGCCGGCGCCCTGGTCGTAAACGGTCATGTCCACGAACGGCGTGGTGGCGTTGGCTTGCCACTCGTTGAGATGCAATTGCCGGAACGCGGCCTGATCGGACGGCCGGTTCTCCGCCTCCCGCGCGAGCTGGCGCAGGCCCTCAAGGTCGGGATAGCCCAGCGCCAGGCCGGGGTTCACGTCATGCCACATGGCCTGATCGCGCCAGTCGGAGCCTGCCGGCATCTCGAACAGGACCGGCAGGAACGCCGGGTCTTCGATCTCCCCGCGGGCCACCTTGCGGGCGTAGTCCACCACGTCCGACGCGACGTTCTCCTTGCCGCGCCCGGCGGTCGTCGCGACCACCAGCAGCGAGCCCGCCACCTTCGTCAGGCCGGTGCGCAGCACGTCCCACAGGTCGCGCTTCGGCCACGCATGGAGCTCGTCCACCAGCGCGAAATTCGGGGTCTGCCCGTGCTGCCGGCCGGCGTCGGACGAGATCGCCCGGAGCGTCGCGCCCTTCTGCGGGTAGGAAACCCGGTGGCGCGAATCCACGAAGCGGAGCGCCTTTTCCACACGGCGGTCCTCGCGCATGATGCCGGCCGCCTCCGCGAAGCCGATGCGGGCCTGATCGCGGTCGGCCGCGGCGAACACCGCCTGTCCGTTCGGAACCTTCTCCGGGCCGAAGGTGTGGAGGCAGGCGAGCGCCGCGGCGAGCGACGTCTTGCGGTTGCCGCGCGGCAGCAGCAGCACGACGGTCTTCACGATCCGCCGGCCGTCTGGATGGCACGGGCCATAGATGCGCCGAACAATCCGCTCCTGCCACGGATCGAGCTGGAACGCGCGGCCCGGCAGGCGCGACTTCGGATGCTTCAGCTTGCGGAGCCACGCGACCGCCCGCTCGCCATAGCCGAACGGGTCGTCGATCTCGGAGCCGTCATTCAGCCAGAGGGGACGTGTCGTCTTCATCGGGCTCCTCGTTCAGGGCCGGGCGCGAGCGCGACACGGGCGTGAGGCCAAGCTCGGATGCGAGCTGGCGCGCCGTCTGGATCGCCTTGTCCTGCATGCGGAACAGCGCCGGATCGACGCCCGCGGACTGGATCAGGCGCTCGATCTCGCGGACGCGGCCGATAGAGACCGCATAGTTTTCGAGGCTCCCGAGGTCGGCGTCGGACAGGATGCGGCGCTCGATCAGCAGCGGCATGACGCGCTTCCACTCCGCCTTCGCGTCCTTGGACAGCCAGGCGGGCGGACGCGATGCGTCCAGAACTGGACGGGCCGCCGGCTTCAGGTTCGGCTTCGCGCCCCTCACGACGACGCCCCCTTGCACCGCAGCTCCAGCCCGCGGCGGCGGCCGATCTCCTTCACCTCCAGCACGTCGAACGCGGCGCCCTCGAACACGACGCGATCGGCGTTGCGCAGGCCAGCAATCCAGCGGGTGCGGAAGGCGACCGAGCGCCCGGCCTGCTCGCCGGCGGCCTCCATCCATTCGGACGTGCTGCTTTCCAGAAGCTGCGCCCGCACGCTGGCGAGCGACGTCCAGCCCCCCGAGACGCCCCCGAACTCGTCTTGCACCTCGCCAAGGCGCTGGATGGTGATGGTCCGATCGAGCGAGCCGGCCCTCATGCCACGACCTCCACGAGCATGGCCTCGAAGGTCAGCACCGCATGGCCCCACTCGCCGCCGGGATCCCGCATGTATCGGGCGTCATCCAGCGAGAGCCACGCCACCTCGAAGCCCGCCGGCGTCCAGAAGCCGGGCCTCATGGCGACCATGACGGCGCCGCTGATCTGCTTCGCGAGCACGAGGTTCTGACCCTTCACCCACAGGTGCAGGGTGACGGCGACGCGGTAGCTGTTATCCGCAAGGCTCAGCGGGTCGCGGATGGTCTGGTCGTCCCCGAGGATGATGCAGGGGGAGACGGTCGGCAGGCCGTGGCGATCGAAGATGTTGGCGGCCGGGACGAGCGCGGTCACGCCGGCGTCGGCGCGGAGACGGTCGAACACGGCCTTCTGGAGCGCGAGGCTGGGCTCGGTCATGAGGACCACCCCCTCTCAATCGCCTTCTTCATGGCCCGATTGATGCGGCCCCGCGCCCGCTTCTTCGTCAGTCGGTAGCCGGGCCAGAAGAATGGATAGGCGGGCGCCGGGACGTCGCTCCAGCCGCTCGCCATGTGGCCGTACTCCACGAGATGGGCGTAGCGGACTTCGCTGTTTCCGGCGGTCACGACGGCCGCGCCGGCGGGCACGACATGCGAGCCGCCCGGCTGGCTATGGGCCGGCGTCGTGCCGCCCGGCGGGGTGACGACGATGCTCTCGCGGAGCTTGCCGCTCTTCACCGGGACCATGGCGCGCATGGTGGCCGCCATCTCCTCCGCCGACTGGGTGACGGCCGGGTCGATCGCCTTCCGCACCTCCTCGGGGATGCGCTTCAGGCGCCGGCTCAGGTCGTCCAGCCCGTTCCCGCGCGCCATCAGAACCACTCCGCCCGATGGGGCCGGACCAGATCGTCGAAGCCGAACGGGATCGCGCTCGCGGATACGCCGACGATGGACGCCTCGCGGTTCTCGTAGAGGTGCGCCGCCAGCATCCTGATGGCCTCCTTCAGGTCGGCGGGCACGGCGTCCACGGTCTCGAAGTCGTCGAAGGACAGGCCGGCCGCCGCCTCCACATGGGCCGTCGCCGCCGCCACCTTGTTCACGATCAGCACGTCATCGTCCGCGCCGAAGTCGTCGGTGAGACCTAGGTGGGCGCGCATGTCGGCGAGCGAGATCACGATCATCAGCGCTTCTTATCCGCCTGAATGGTGTCGTCAGGAAAACTGAAATCGCCGGTGTTGCGAGCGTCTGGGGGCGCGCGGTCTTGGCCCTTCTCGGCAAAGTCTCGACCCACCCCCCGGTCCCTGCGGCCGAACGCCTGGTCGCGGGCGGTGCGGGCCGAATGGCACCCCTTGCAGAGCGGTCGCAGGTTCGCGGTCGCGTTGTTCCGGCTGTTCCCGTCGATGTGGTCCACCTCGGTCGCCTCGACCCTCTCGCCTCGGGCGGCATGGTTCCGGCACCAGGGCTCAGCGTTGAGGATGGCGGCGCGGACCTTGCGCCAATGGGCGTCGTAGCCTCGTGCCGCGGACGACTGGCGCTTGGCGTCGAAGGCGTCGCGGCGAGCCTTGTCTCGTCGGGTCTCGCAGGGGCAGCGGGCGCCGGACGCGATCCGATGTCCACAGCCGCAGATGCGAGGGGCGCGCATGGGCATGGGCTCAGCTCCCCGCGGCGGGAGGAAGCGCTACCACGACGCCTCCTCCCTCTCTCACGAGCGTCGCAGTCCTGCCCGCCTTGACCCTCCAGTCAGGTGTATGCCCGGACGCCAGGGAGGCGGGCTTTTCGGTATTGGGCCGACTGCGAAGGCGACCCTCAAAGGAGAGCGTCCGGGTGTTCGTCATGCCGCGCGCGCCACCTTGCGCGTGCCGAGGAAGGCCATGCCGGCCTTCAGCTTGTCTTCGAGGGAGGTGTCGTTCCGCCCTCTGGCCTTGTCGCCTCCGCCGAAGATGGCCTGAAGCATCTCCTGCCGGCCTATGTAGGCGGACAGGATCGCGGGCATCGGGGCGTTCATGACCTCCTCGTGGGTCCAGCCGAGCCAGCCCGTCCCGATCTTGTAGAGGCGGGCGAAATAGTCCGCGTGGGTGACGCCTCCGGTTTTGGGGGCGTCGAGGGCGTCGCCGGACATGTCGCCGGGGATGGTCCCTCCGTTGGCGAGGACGAGCACGAAGTCGAGAAGCTGCGGCTGGACCGCCATCAGCGCGCCGGGCGTGGACGCCTCGACCACCTTGGAGGCATTGCTACCCACGGCCACCCGCATGAACCGGCGGACGGTGCGGGTGTCGAGTTCGTGGAGCTTCTTCAGCAGCGCGTCGAAGCCGCCGTGCAGCTCATGGGAGCGGATGGCGGCGCGCAGCGTCGGACGCATCTCGATGGCCTGGCCTCCGAGATGCACCACGACGACGTCGCCGATGATGGCGGACAGCGCCCCCATGGGATCAGTCCGCCGCCACTTCGAGACGGTCGGTGTTGATCGCCAGCGTGTGGGTGATGCGCACCACGTTGTCGCTCTCGCCGAAGGAGATGCGGCCGCCAAGGACCGTCGCGGAGAAGAAGAACGTCGTGCCGTCCCCGCCCGCGGTCAGCTTGTCCGGCAGCACGCATTTGAACGGGTAATCGCCCTTGCCGCGCGCCGCGGAGAGCGCGGCTTGGCCCGCATCGCCCGGCAGGCGGTTGACGATCAGGTCCAGCGTGCCGCCGTCGGTGGTGCCGGCGAGGCGACGGAGGCGGCTTTCACCGACGCTCTTCACCTCCACGGCCTCGTCCACGTCGCCGAACTCGCCAAGATCAAAGACGTCCTTGATCTCGGTCCAGGTCAGGGCCTCGTATTCCGCCACCGTGTCGAGCGCGGGCGTCGCCGCCGTGGTGGCGATGTAGAACTTCGTCTTGTTGGTCAGATGGGCCATGTCGTCCTCCCTCAGCTCGCCGCGACCTTGACCTTCACGAACTTGGCGGGTTCGAGAACGTCGCCGCCGACACGACGGCGGGCGTGGAAGCGGACGATGCCGTTCGTGGCGCGGGTGAAGGGGTCCACGAGGATCGACAGGCCCACGCGGTCGATGATGCGGTAGCCGGACCAGTCGCCGAACACGATCGGGAACGCGCCCGCGCCCACGTTCGGCATGTCCACCGCCTCGATCACCGGCCGCCCGAGCAGCGTGGCGGGAGCGCCCGCCTGGATGCTGGGCTGCCAGAGATAGGCCCCCTGCGCGTCCTTCAGCTTGCGGATGCTGGCGAGCACGGTGCGGTTGAGCAGCCACGCGCCGTTCTGCGCATAGGCGGTCGGGAGCTTCGACATGACGTCGATCAGCAGATCGGCCGGGGCGGAGCCCAGCGTCGACGCGGCCCCCGTGACGACCTCCTGAATGCCGGCGCCGGCGGCGAGGATGCCCTTCGGCTTGCCCACGCCGTCGCCGGTGACGAAGGCGGCGCTTTCCTTCTGCCCGAAGTCCTCGGACAGGGCCGTGCGGAGTTCGCCCTCGACGTCGTAAGCCGCGTCCTCGAGAAGCTGCTTGCTGATCTCGACGTAGGTCGCCAGTTCGTGGGCCGTGAGCGTCACCTGGCCGAAGGTCATGGTGCTCTCGGGGCGGTCCTCGATCTCGCTCACCCACTGCGCGTTCGTGCCCGTCAGGCGCTTGGGGAGCCGCACCTCCGGGGCCGCGAGCTGCATGACGCGGGCGTACTGGCGGATCGGGCTGTACTCGACCAGCGCGCGGAGGATTTCCGAGCCGTAGGCCTCGGGAGCCAGATAGCCGGCAGAGGCGTCGTTCGCGACGGTGAGGGCCTTGCGCTCGGTCTCGCCAAGGGCGGCGTCGCCGCGGCGCAGATAGACGCCGAAGGACTTCTTCTCGACCGCCGCGGCCTCGTCCTCGGGCTGTCCGCCGCCGGCGTTCGGCCGGTTGAGCCGGGCCTCGATCTTGTCGAGCCGGCCCGGCAGGGCGGCGAGGCCCTTCACGCCGTCTCCCAGCTCCGCGAGCTTCTTCTCGATGTCGGCCGCGACCGGGGCCGGCGGCGTCTCGGTCGCGGGCGTGTCCGCGGTCGTCTCGGTCATTGCTTCTCGTCCGGCACCCTTGAGAGACGTCACGACCGCGCCGGGATGCGACGGCACGGGGACGATGGAAATTTCCTTGAGGTCGAGATCGGTGATGGTCCGGCCGCCGCCGCGACGGGGTGCGGCCTTGCGGGTGACGAAGCCGATGGAGAGCCCGCCGACGCCGCCGGCCTTCATGAGGGCGCGGACCTCGCGGGCGCGGGCCACGTCGTCCACCAGCAGGCGGCCCTTCACCTCCAGCCCGGCGCCGGTCTCCTTGGCCTCGGTCCAGACGCCAACGGCGTCGCGCTGGTCGTGGGCGAACAGCATGGGGAGCGCGCCGACCACCTTGGCGAACGCGCCCTTTTCGATGACGTCGCCCACCATGTCGGCGGAGCCGAAGGGCCAGGCGATGCCGACCACCTCGCCCTGATCGCCGGGCGTGAAGACGGCCTTGACCTCAAGCCTGTCCATCGTCCGCCTCCGTCTTGGCCGGACCCCACCACAGGGCCTCAAGGATCGCGGTCGCGAGCGGGTGGACCTCGGAGAGCGGCCGGCCGTCCACGTAGAGCGACACCAGCACCGCCGCGTCCTCAGGCGTGGAGCCGCCGCCGATCAGGCCGATGCGCACGGTCTCGCGCAGCTCCAGCGCGGTGAAGTCGCCGGCGAACATGCGGCGGCTGATGGCCCCGACGCCCGCGCCCGCCTTGCGCTCCAGCTCCGCCACCCGCTCGGGCGGCAGGGCGAAGGCGTGATCGCCGTCCCCGAAGAAGCGCGTGGTGGTGATCGCCTCATTCGCCATCGGCGGGCTCCTGTTCGGCGGGCTCGGAGGGGGGGGGAACTTTCCTCCCCTCGGGCTCGGCGCCGCTCGTGGTGTTGGGATTGCTCAGGCTGTCCCCGTCCGGCCGGGCCGGCAGGTTCTCGCGGGCGCGGCACTCGTTGCCGGTGACGACGCCGGCGGCGCGCATGAGGCTGTAGGCTTCCGCCCGGCTCTTGATGTCCGCGGAAATCAGCCCGTCCGTCTCGGCTTCGATGAAGCGTTCCGCCCGCTCGTCCGGGCTCAGCAGGACGCGGCGATAGCCAGCTTCCAGACGGGTGAGCCAGGGCGAGAGGCCATAGGCCAGGAACTCGCGGCCAAGCTCGCCGACGTTCGCCCAGGTGGCGCGGCCCATCTCGCCGAGCATGTGCGCCGGCACGCCGAAGGCCCGGCTGATGTCGTCCACGATGAACCGCAGAAGTTCGAGGAACTGCGCGTCCGTCGAGTTGAAGGTGAAGGGCTGATATGCCGTGCCCTGCTCCAGCAGCGGCGTCCCGCCAGCGTTGGCGGAGCCCTCATAGGCCCGCCAGGACGCCTTCATGCGGGCGCGGGTCTCCGCGTCGATGCGGGTGCCCGCGGGCGTCATCAGCACGCCGCCCGGCCGCGCGCCGCGCTCGAACAGGTTCACGCCGTGGCGCTGGAGCGCCAGCCCGAAGCGGATGGCGTTGGCCGCCACCTTGATGGCCGCCAGCCCCGACACGCCGTCAACGTCCAGATGCGGGCCGCGCAGATGGATGATGTCGCGGACGCCGTAGACCCGCCGCCCGCCGGTCACGACGCTGACCTCGAAGGACGGCTCGCCGGTGAGCTGGTCCACGACGATGGAGACCGCGCGGGGGTCGAGCCGCAGCAGCTCCACGACGCGGCCCTCGACGCGGTTCGCGAAGGCGTAGCCGTTGCCGTGCAGCAAGGCGTCCGAGACGAGCAGCGCCCGCAGGTCGCCGGCCGCCGTCCAGTCGTTCGCGTCCTCGTTCAGCAGGGCTTCGGCCGGGTGCTCGCGATCGATCTCGCGGGCCTCGCCGTCGCCGCGCTTGTAGACGTGGAACTTGAGACCGCCGGCCGTCTCGGAGAGCAGCCGCACCGCGGCGGAAACCGCCGTCAGCTCCAGCGCCGAACGCGGCCCGACGTTGATGCTGGTCGTCTCGATGCCGAAGATGCGGAACAAGTCTTCGTCATGGTAGGCGAGCGTCCCGCCGGCCGCCGGCGCGGCCTTCTCGTCGAGCGCGAGCGCGGGCGGGAGAACGTCCCCCGCCATCGTCGCCAGAGCCTTGTGCTTCTTCCGCTTCGCCATGCGCGAAGGATGCGGGGGGCGAAAAAGTTGCGCACGGAGGAACTTGGGACAGCTTTAGGGGAGGGGAGCCCCCTTCAGCTTCTGCGCCCGCGTATGCGCCGACTGCTTCGAGATGCCGACGATGCGCCCGGCCCGGCAGGAGTTGACGCCCGCCGCCAGCATCTCCGCGAACAGCGCCTCGCCCGCGGACGTGAGGCTGCGCCCCTTGCCCTCGCCCTTGGCGCAGGTGATCGACGCAGCCCGCGCCTCCCAATCGGTGGCGGCGGCGACGGGCTGGATGGCGGGTGCCGACTGGATCGCGGCCGCGAGCTGCGCGTCGAGCTTCTCGCGGGTCGGCTCCTCGCCGGCGGCCAGTCGTTCCTCCAGCAGGCGGGCCACGATGCCGGGCTCGCGGCGCTCGGCGGCCCGGACCATGCGGCCCTTCTCCACCGCCTCCTCGATCGTCAGTTCTTTCTTTCTGTCAGCGGGCTCCGCCACCTCGGAAAGATCCGAAAGAAAGAAAGATTCAGGGGCTTTCTGACTTTCCGGCTTTTTGTCGCCCTCTGAAAACCGTTCATTCTCTTGGGCCTCGTCTTCGGCGTAGAAGTCAGTCGCCTCCGATCTTTCTTTCTTTCCGTTCTTTCTCTCCCCGGCGTCATCGGCTGAAAGATCGGTGCGGTCAGGGTGGATGTAGAGGCCGCGACCGACCTTCAGCACCTCGCCGGCGCGCACCATGCGGTACAGCAGGATGTCCACGGCGTTGCGGGTGGTCTCGACCGCGAAGGCGATCTCGCGGGCGCCCATGGGCTCGGTGGCGTCCTTCAGCTCGGCAAGGATGCGGCCCCGCTCGTCGGACTTGTGCACGTCGCCGGCGTCGCCCAGCGCCCGCCAGCGGCAGTTGTCGCGGTCGAAGGTGACGGCGGTCTCCGCCTCCTCGATGTCGCGGCCGCGGGCATACAGGGTTACGCCGTTCGAGGTGCGACGCAGGATCAGGCCGGCGTCGGCGGCGCCCATGATGCCGAAGGTGCCGGACACCTCCTCGAACGGGTCGAGGTCGGAGCCGCCCTTCTTGACGTGGTGCACGATGACGATGGCGCAGCCGGTGTCGGAGGCGATCTTCTGCAACTCCTTGATCGCCAGATAGTCGCCCTCGTAGACCGACTGCTTGTCGTTCCGGGGCGCGCGGAACATGGCGAGGACGTCCACGATCACCAGCCGCGGGTTCTTGGCGGTCGCGATCCATTCGCGGATGCGGGCCACGCCGCCCTCGTTGGAGCGCGGCCATTCGGTGGCGTAGGTGAAGCCCTCGGGCCACTCGTCGAACGTGACGCCCAGCACCTTGGTGATGCGGCGCTGGAGCCGGCGTTCGTTGTCCTCCAGCGCCAGGTAGAGCACATCGCCCTGGGGGCATTTGGTCTCGCCCAGGCAGAAGCCGCCGCGGGCGACGGCGAGCCCCACGTCCAGAACGAACCACGACTTGCCGAGCTTGGGCGCGCCGGCGAGGACGGTGCAGCCCTCCGCGATAAAGCCGGGCACCACATAGGACACCGGCGGGAACACCATCCGGCGCAGTTCTTCGGCGGTGCGGATGACGGGGCCGCCCTTCGGCATGTGGCCGCGGCGGCGCTCCACCTCCTCCAGGTCGATCCACGAGCTGTCGTTGTCGTAGGTCACGCGGCCTTCTCCATCGTCGTCTTGTGCAGGACGACGCGGCAGGTGGGCCGCGGCGGAACGAGCGCGTCTCGGAGCTGACGGGAATGCTCCAGGTCTTCGCCGGCGATGCGGGGGACGTCGCGCAGGCGGTCGTGGACGGCGGCGCGATCGACGATCACGATCCCGCGACCCTCCGCCCGCAGCCAGTCCAGCGGCGAGCGCCACACCTGCAAGGCGTTGTCCGCGAAGTACGTCGCCGCCATGTCGATCGCGGCCTCGCCCAGGGCGAAGGATCGGCCGAGCAGGCGCAGCTTCACGGACGGGGACGGCCGCCACGCCACAAGGTCCTGCACCTCGCTGGTGAAGGCGCGGACGGCGTTGACGAACATGGGCTCGCCGCCGGGCTGGAACTCGAAGCGGCCGCGATCGATCGAGACCGGGGCCACCTTCGTCATGGTGGCGTGGGCCGTGAGGGCGCGCTCGGGGACGCCGGCCTCCCGCAGGAAGGCGAGATCCGCGCGGTCGGGCATGGGCAGCGCAAGGAACTCCAGCTCCAGCGCGTCCATGTGGGACCACGCGCCGGCTTCCGCCGCCGCATGGCCCATGTCGGAGAGGGCGGTCATCACTCGCCGCCAATGACGAGGCCGGGGACACCTGCGGGAGCCACGTCGGAGAGCCGCCGGAAGGCTTCCGCGAAGGTGCGACCGATCAGCGTGCGGAGGCCGCCGTGGTCCATTACCCAGCCGGACGGGGTGAGGTAGACCTCGTAGTGGTCGCGCGACGACACCGCGGCTTTGGGCTGGACCCGGCCCACGCGGGGGCTATACTCGGGGGCGTTGAAATTCGACAT